GGAACTTCTACTCTTTCCTCTTCATCAGTTCCATAATTATCCACATAAGCAATATCACCACCAGAAGAAAATCTTCCTGTATCAGTTCCTAATTGATTTAGGTGGAATCTAATACGACCATCTGGCCAATGCTTACATAAGATTGGAATAGTATCAATATAAGTTGAAATTAATTTCATATAACCACGACGTTCTAGAATATAACCAATTAATTTTGTAGGTTTTAGTTCATTCATTTCTTCTAGAATATCGCCACCAGTACCACGAGGATTTTCTTTATCAACAACTGGCATTTTTAAAATATCATATAATAAAATTGACAATTGAACTGGAGAGCTTAATGGAATTGGCCAATTTAATTGTTCAGATTTAGTTGCACCATATTTAAATCTATTACCTTCTTCATCAACATTTGGATATTTTTTCTTAATATCACTTAACGATAATTTTGTTTTCTTTGGTACATATACAATAGTCTTCTCATTAGCTTCTGGAGTTAATCTCCATTGATCAATTAGTGGTTTATATTGAGCCATTTCAACTTCAACCTTTTCGTCTAATTGTTCTACTAATCTAGTATATTTCTTCTTTAACATTTTACCATATACTTCATCAACTTTAATTCCAACTAATTCTTGAGCGGCTGTTGCTAATAAAATATTCATTTCTACTCTTGTAAATAGTTTAAATAGACGTTCATTTCCTTCAGCTAATAAAGTTTTTAATTGGAATTCACAAACTTTATTTGTCATTAACGCATCTGTCGCAGCATATAATGCAAAAATATTTGGATCAGAATCAGCATAGAAAGTATTTAAATATAAACCTTCTAGATTATATTTAGATTGTGTTTTATCGATAAACTTAGTATATAAGTATTTCAAACCTGCTAAGTCATTTTCATCAATTAATCTAGCTGCAAGTTGAGTATCGTAATCAACTGGAACTAGTACTCCACAAGTACAATAAATAACTTCTCTATCGAATTTACCATTAGCCATAACAATTAATGGACATGGAACATCTTCATTTCTTTTTAATTTATGTTCAATCCAATATTCTAAATATTGTTGTGTTTCAACTTGAGATGGAGCAGTAAATTCTGGTTGCCATTTAGAACGTAATTCAGCTAAAAAATTAAATTCATCAGCAATATCTTTTTCAGTTAGTTGCCAGTCTAAACGCTTTTTTGTATGTGGGTCTCTGTGGTTAATAGGAATATATGCTTGTTTACCACCTGGATAATGTAAACATAGACCAATTATTTTACAAGTAATTGGATCCAATGAGTTATTAGTTTCGGTATCGACAGCTAATACACCAACCTTACAAGCTTCAAGAATATAATTATGAAATTCAGTTTTATCTGAGATAACAACAATATTTTTCTTTTGTTTTCCTAAAACTTTTAAAACACGTTCATGAATAATTGAAATTCTTTCATCAATAGAGATTTTATTAGATTTTAATACAGTTTTTATATCAGATTCAGTAGCTTCTTTTGCTTTAATTAAAGCTAATAAATCGTTAATAGATTTTTTCTTATTTTTATTTAGATCTATATCATCAAATAATCCTAAAATATCCATAAAGTCTCCTTATTTATAAATTAAGAGTGGACTTAATAACTTATAATCCACTCTTTAAATTAATTTAATATTAAATTTAAATTAGAAACCCCAATTGAAATTATTACGTCCACTATTATTAGTAGTTACTGTTGGGTTTGTTTGAGCAGGTTGTTGAACAGTTTGAGCTTGTTGAGCTTGTTGAACTTGAGTTTCTGTTTGAACTGCTTGTTGAGAAGCAGTATTTGGTTGAGAAGCTACATTTTGATTTACATTAGTTTGAGCTGTTTGAACTGTTTGTGGAGTTTGAGTTGCTTGGTTTGTTTGAGCTGGAGCACTAAACTTACCAGTTGCAATAAACTCTTCCATTTCTTCAGCTGTCTTTTCTACATATGTAAATCCTTTAGTTCTGAAGTTTGCAAATGCACTGAAATCCTTTGGAATAGATGTGTCTGGGAATACTTGAGGTAAAGCTACATCCATTTGATAAGTTGTCTTATCAGCAGTCTTAACCTTAGTTAATGTAAATAAGAAACTACTTAATGGAGCATTTCCTAAAGATACACGCTTAGCATCTAATTGATCAATGAATCCTGCATTTCTTTCCCAAATAGTTGGAACTGGTTCTGATAAAGCTCCAGTTACTGGATCAATATAAGATACTAACATCTTAATATAAACCTTGATTTCTCTCTTCTTAATTACCTTGTGTCCACCTTCAGCTCTAGCTGCCTTACAGAATGGACAACCTTCATCTAAACACTTAATACTTGTAAATCTGTTCTTTAAACCTGTATAACCTTGACTTTGGAATACAGTACCATGAACTGTATTAAACTCAATGTCATCAACAGAATCAAATGCAAATCTTACTAATGCATTCTTAACATTACCTTCAAACTTTAAAAATCTAATACCAGGACCAGCATTACCTGAATCACCGTTAGCTTGAGCAGCCTTTCTAGCTTCGTTTTCCTCTACCATTTTCTTGTATTGTGCATAAGTCTTAATTTCTGCCATAATTAATAAAATATCTCCTTATAAATTTTTTGTTCACAATTAATTATACAATGATAATTTGTGATTTTTTACGTTTTATCTCATTTGTACAATTATTTATAGCGTTCCAAAATTCTTCATAGTTTAATTCTCCGACATCTTTTTTGTCAAGAGGTAATTCTGGTTCATAAAAAATTATACTTTTAGATAAATTCTTTTTTAATGTCTCAGCAAATTCTCTACCATGAACATCATTATCGAACATAATATACAATGTTTTTATTCCTGATTCATTAATTTGTTCAATTTGTGATGGTGATAAATTTCCAAGTGTTGCACATCCTGGAATTCCAAATTGGCTTGCTTTTAAAGCATCAAATGGACCTTCAGTTATTACTGCTTTAGTTTCACCATCTCTTATAATATTATATAATCCAAAAACAGGTTTCGGAACGTCCTTGTCTAGACAAAATGTTTTTCTATCTATCGAACGAGTGTGCAACATAACTAAATTACCTTTAATATCATAACATGGAAAAACTGCAAGTCTGTGTTCAGCATCATATTTAAGATTAAATCTTTTTGCAGTTTCTCTAGTAATACCTCTGGTTTTAAAATATGGTGTCCAATCCTTAAATTCTTTTAGAATATTTTCATCGATATAAGCTTGATACTTTGAATAATTATAATTTCGTTCAATATCGTCACCTATAATAAACTTCTCACTAGTTTTTACACCATATTTTTGAATTAACCATTGTTTTGCTTCTTCTTCAGAAGTCTCGAAGCAATGAGCCACAAATGTATAAAATGGTCCTTTACTTGAACAAGCAAAGCAGTGATACACTCCATCTGATTCTCTTATATAACAAGATGGTTTTTGTTCTCGACCATTATTATGCACTGGACACGTTACTTTAATTCCAGAGCCTGTTTTACGATATGAAGATAACTTGCCATTGTGAATTAATATTTTTATCTCATCTAATATTTCTATTATTGGTTTATCTATAACATAATTATCTACATATATCATAATAACACTCCACTACCAAGGCATATCTTCACTACCGATTTCAAATTTCTCAATAGAAGCCTTTTCAGGAGAATAACTATCTTCAATAGACTGATAATCTTCTTCAGTAGCGATAGTATCACCTTCAACTGGAATATAATTAAATGTTCCTACATTGAAATCGATTTGATATTTTAATTTATCTACTAATGCTCCATCACGAGCTTTAGAAATATGAATTGTAAGAACTTTATCTTGCTTTTCTAACATTAAAATTGTTGTTCCATATTGACTGATCATATCAGAACCAGCAATTTGAGTAGTATTAGGGTCAGCTTTCTTACCATTTTCATCAGTAGAACCAGTTCTGTTCATTTGAGAAACTGAAATAATAGGAATTTGAGTTAGTACTTGAAGATTTTTAATATCTTTTGCAATATTTGCAATAGCTTCATATCTGTTCTTAGTTTTATATTTACTTTCATCTTCCATTAATGAATACTGGTCAATAAATAAAATATCTAGATTATACTTTTTAATAAATGCTCTTAAATCAGAAACAGTTGGATATCTTCCTAACATATCAGAAGTTAAAACTTTTAAAGTACAATTCATTCCTGGTAATGATTTAATATATTGTTCATATTCTTTTTGAATAAATAAATCACCACGATTAATACTTGTATTTTGAATATTACCAAACATTGTATCTACACGAGCACCGATTTTATCTTGAGACATTTCTCCTTCATAAAATCCAACATTTAAACCTTGTCTAGATGCTTCAACTGCCATTTTAACTAGTAATTGTGTTTTACCAATACCTGTTCTGGCTGCAATAACTAGATTTTCATTTTGTCTATCAATACCACCAATTGCTTGATCTAATTCTGGTAGACCAGTTGAAATATAATATTTAGATTTATCCTTTGTTTTATCTAAATAATGATCATATCTAGATGTATCTTGGAATAAATCAACACAAGTTATACCAACATTATTTGAAGATAAGCTATCATAAGCATTCTTAAATAACTTTTCAGCTTTTTCAGATTGACCACTCTCTAATAATGATTTCATTTCATTGAATTGAACTCTTAAAAACTCTGCTTTATATTGTTTTGTTAGTTCAGAAACTAAGAATGAATCTGGTTCAGTTACTTCTGTAAACTGAAAGTCTGTAAAAATATTTTTAAACGTTAATTTATCTGGTACTCTATTATACTTTTCATAATGGTTTTTGATATACTCAAATTCAGCAGTATAATCAAAGAAATAATCTTTTGTTAAATTATTATTTATGATTATTGAATAATCACCAGTCTCTAAAACTTTATTTAATATTTGAAATTGTGCGACAACATTCACCATATTAAACTATTCTTCTCCTTTCGCTAAAGCTAAATTACGTTTATCAGTTCCGAATAATTCAATATTTTCACTTAAATTACAAATTCTACTACATAAACGACTTCCTAAAGACACAATAGCTTCTTTAGGTGTTAAATTAGATGTGTATATATTTGACTTACCGTAAGAAATTCTATTATCAATTAAATTTAATAAATAATTTGCTTCAAAATCTGTACTAGGTTTTGCTGCAATATCATCCCAGACAACTAAATCTGCTTCTAGAATGTTCTTTTTAATAAAATCTATATATTCATTTGGTTCATCAAAACTAGCTTTTAATTCGATTAAAAACTTTGGTACACTAATAAACATTGCACGACATTTAGTATCAGATTTTAACCAAATCTTATTAAAGAAAGATTGAATTAATCTTATAGACCAACTTGTTTTTCCATTACCAGATATTTTAGAATATAAATATAATGAACGTCCATCATTAATAAAATCTAAAATATTGTCTGAAATACTTGCTAAACGTTTGTAAGCATCTAAATCTTTTCTATCTAATGGACTATCTCCAATAAGAGTTAATTCAATATGATTCTTTTGTCGTTCTGTTAATAACGAATAGTCATAAAGAACATCTGTCTTAAATTTTCTAAGACAGAATTCTTTATCACAATCTTTGTGACTACAGTTATTATATAAATAACACTTCACAACAATACCTCCTAAATTAATTTAGTCCAGTACTTCCAAATCCACCATCGCCTCTTGAAGACTTTTCAGTAAAGAACTCATCTGGAGTTAATCCAGAATAAACTTTTGCGCCATTACCAATCTTTACTTCTACCATTTGCATGATTTTTTCATCACATTTAATTGTTTGATACTCATCTGAAGTATTAATTACATGATAATGAATTATTCCTTGATAAGAATAATCAATAATACAAGCTCCAACAACTAATTTCTTCTTAGTTGCGATACCAGACTTATTAAAATCGATTAAAGCTGAATCACTTGGAATCTTCATATATAATCCAGATGGGATTAATAAATCAGAATGTGGTGCAATAGTAATTTCACCAGTGGCTAAAGTAAAATAAGAAGTATTATCTGGTACTTCACTAGCCTCATTTAGAAATAATTTTGGATTTTTCTCAAATAACTTTGCTCTAAATTCCTTAGTGTTAGCAGGAATAAAGCCATCTATACCAGCATTAGCTGGAAATTCGAACTTAGGTTCCTTAACTTGATATTCATTTGTTAATAAAAATTCTACCATATTAAATCCTTTCATATTTTATTTTAATATACATTAAATAATACAATAAAAAAACCACTACTTAAGAAAATAGTGGTAATTTTTAATTTAAAATATTAAAATTGATCTAAATAACCTTTGCTTAAATCTTTTTCTAATTCGTAATCTGTATTATCTAAATCTTCATTAATTAAATCATCAAAAATAAAATCATAATTAGGTTTTTTACCTAGCTCTTCTAAGAATTTAGAACGATAAAACATTTTAATTGAATCTATAATATCTTGAGCTGTATAACCATCTCAAGCTTTATAGACTTTACTTTGTTCTGTTTGAGTACTTACTTGAACTTCTCGTGACTTATTTAAAACTTGTTCTAGCCAATGTTCTAAAACATTATATTGAGTAGTTGTTAAATTATTATTAGGAAGTACACAGTAAGGAAGGATCCAAGAATCTTTACCACCACGACGTCTAATACGAACACAATTTATTGCATCCATAAACTGACTTCCATCACCATAGTCTAATTCATTAAGTTTTTGTCCATCTTTTAAACTAATATATCCAGCTCTAATTAAATATTTATCTATATCTGTGTGATTTTGTGTTTTAATTATAGTACCATCTGGCATTATATAGAAACCACCAGTAGTAATATCTCCATTATAACCATAGAAAGACTTAATTTTATCAATACAATCATCTTGATTTGCTAAAGCTTTAGATATATCTAACTTATTCCAATATTCTTCTGTTAAATCTTCTAAATCATTATTTTTAGAAATATTTTCTTCAGTTTTACCTTTATATTTAATGTCATAAACATCAGACACTTTATACATTCCTAAAAGGTCTGTATCTTTAACTTCATCTGGGTTTTTTAGTTCAAATTTTAGAATTGATCTATAGATATTTTCTTTTTCAGCCTCAGCGACCTGTTCAATTTGATTAATTTTTTGTTTTATATCTAAGTCAGGACATTCGAAAAAATTTTTCCAAGAATAGCCAGTTCCATTTTCATTCTGTAATGCGCATCTTCAAACTAAAGTAAATGGATTACTCTTACTATCTTTTAATATAAATCCTAAAGTAACAATTACGTCATTTTTTAAGTTAGTTTTACTACTTAATGCACGTAAATGCATTGGTAATTTAGTTGCTTTGAGGTCGGCTTTATTTCCAACCATCTTAACTTCAACTCATAATCTTCTCGTTTCATTTTTTATTGTATCTGTATCAACAAAAACTAGATCTGGAACACCATAAGTTTTTGTGTTTCCAAAAGTTGTATGAGTATTGTTTTTTGAATCATTATCTAAGTTTGAATCAGAATTTGGATTTGTTAATTGATTATAAACAGCATCTCCATAAAAACATTTTCCTAAAGAACTTAGTTTAGTTTCAAAAGCATTTAATAATTTTGATTCGACGATATAAGCGTTATATAAAAATTGAAAACGTTTCCACCATTCCATATTATTAAATGGAGGTCTATTTGGGATTGTTTGAGCAAGTGTTTTTATCTTTTTTGCTATTTCTTCAGGAACTTGCATTAAATCATGTCCAGATTTTGTTCGAGAAGCTGGATTTTCACTCGATCCAGTCCATGCAAATTCGCCATTTTTAAAAATAGCTTCAAATGCATTAAAAACGTCTTCATATTTTAGTAATTGATCATCTAAAAAATCACTTGTATTTTCTTCTTGTTCTACAAATTTCATAATAGTATCTCGCGATCTATAAAATATAATATGTATATAATTTAGCAAAATAAAAAAGAGGCATTAAGCCTCTTTAATATGTTCATCGAAGAACTTATGGCAATAAGTACAAGTCTCACCACATACATAATCATCACAATTATGTTCTGTATTAATGAAGAAATCAATAAAACCATCTAATTTCTTATTATCGATATAGAATAATGGATCATGTTCAGCCTCAGTCTTTCCATCTGTAATAGATTCAAGTGGCTTCCATAATTCAATCAAATTACCTTCAAAGTTCTCAGTAATATATGCTCTTGCAATCTTAGTAATATATTCAGTTGTTCCAGTTCTACCAGTTACTTTAAAGTGATTAATTCCAATTGCATGATACTTCTTAATATCTTCTGGTCTAATCCAACGAGAACGAATCCAAGTTACAATATCCTTAGATCTAGATTGAGTACAGAATTTCATTGGATATTCATCTAATAACATCGCATCTTCTCTAGTATGGTTAGTTGCATGACACATATAACAAGAATCTCTATAAATACAATGTGTTGTATAACCATTACCAGCAACAGCACAGAATTCATTTGCCATTAATTCAAAGATAATATTATTCTTATTACAATAGTCTGCAGCAGCCTTTAAGAATTTAAAGTTTCTATTCTTATTTAAATTACAACAGAACTTATTTACTTTGTAAACATCATGGTAATACTTAATTTGAGTTACAGCATCAATATGAGCAATTGTAGATAATTCAATTTCAATATTTGAATGAGCTTTATTTCTAATAATCTCAAGCATAATTGGATTAGCAATAGTGATTCTATAAACACCAATTCTCTCTAACCAATGTACAAAATCAATAATTTCTTGTTCATGATAAGCAATTTGAACTTTAGAACCGTAAGGATAAATTGAATTCATAGTATAATTAAAATTAATACCATTTTCCTTTGCTTTCTTTACGAATTCTTCAAAATATTCAGCTGAAATATCTTG